ATTTCCCGGGACCTGGTCAAGCCTTACCTGCTGCTGGGCACGTCCTATGATGGGACCATGGCCACGGTGGCAAAATTTACCGCCATCCGCGTGGTGTGCAATAACACCATCACGGCCGCCGTCGGGGGCTATTCCGCCGGCCGCGTGATCAAGGGCGAGACCGAGCAAAGCCTGGGCTACCTGAAATCGGCCGTGCGGGTTTTGCACTCCGAGCGATTCGACGCCGACGCCGTGCGCCTGCAGCTCGGGATCGTGGCCGGTGCCTGGGAGTCGTTCCTGGTGCAGTCCCGCCAGCTCGCCGACGTGCCCATGGGCCAGGCCGATGCGGATGAATTCCTGGCCGAGCTGCTGGCCCCGTACCACACCAGCGCGAAGCCCCTGCAGGAAAGCAAAGCCTACCGCCAGGTGCTGGCCTTGTTCAATGGCCGGGCCATCGGGTCCGACCTGCCCGGGGTGGCCGGTACCCGGTGGGCCATGCTAAACGCCGTCACCGAGCTGGTGGACCATGCGCGCGGCCGCTCGAACAATACCCGGATCGAGTCGGCATGGTTCGGTGCCGGTGCTGCCCTGAAAGCCCGGGCCGCCGAGCTGCTGGCCGCCGACCTGGCCGCCTGAGCTGCTGCACCTGGTGCCCGAGCCCGCCCTGGTGGCGGGCTTTTTTGTGCCCGGTATCGCACGCCGGGGCCCTTATATAGTGAAAACCTATCGGGGACCCCCGGCCGATTGTGCCCGGGGAAACCTGGCCCCCGGCCCCTGCCGGTGGGCCCGTGATCCGTGGCCGGTGTATCGCACGCCCTGGCCCCCGATCCGTGGCCCGTGGCCGCCTGGTGCGCGGCCCCCGGGCCGTGCTACCTGGTGCGCGCCTGGTGGGCCGCCGGCCGTGGTCCCTGGGCCGTGGCCCGCGTGCCTGGTGGCCGGCCGCGTGCTACCTGGTGCGCGCCCTGGTGCGCCTGGTGCCTGGTGCGCGGCCCCCGATCCTGGCCACCTGGTGGCCGATCCGTGGCCCCCGGCGCGTGCGCCCTGGTGGCCGCCGGCCGTGGCGCGTGCGCCTGGTGGTGCGCGCCTGGTGCCTGGCCGCCGGTGCCCGGTCCGGGTCCCCCGGCCGCCGGCGCGCGACCCCGTACCCGCCCCGGGGCCCAAAAAATGCGCCCGGTCGATGGCTGCGCGGGCTTCGGCCCGGTTTTACGCAATCAGTGCTGCCCGGAACAGTTTTCCTGTTCCCCGGAAACAGGCCCCCTTTGCAAAAAACTCGATTTCGGCTTGCAATTTTTCGTGGAACAAATACAATTCGTTCCATGAAAACAACGTGCTCAAAATGTGGTCAGCCCAACGACCGCCTGCCCCAGCGGTACTGCCGCGTGTGCCATGCTGCATACGCCAGGGCCACTCGCCCACGGCACGCGGACCTGCCGCCGGATCAGCGCCAGCGCGCCGTGGCCCGTGCCTATGCCAACGTGTACCAGCGACGGGGCAAGATCGCGCCCGAGCCCTGTTCCATGTGCCATGACCCAGTCGCCCAGAAGCACCACGACGACTACAGCCGGCCGCTGCAAGTCAGGTGGTTGTGCCGAAAATGTCACCTGACCGTGCATACTGGTGACAAAACTCTCCACGTGAAACCATGAACCATCCTGTACCCGATGACGTTGAAGCCGAGCGCCTGAGGCTCGAATACCGACTCGCGCAACTGCAGACGCAGGAGCGAGCGAGGACTCACTTCGTCGATTTCGTGCGCTACGTCTGGCCCGAGGCGATCTTGGGCGCGCACCATGAGAAGATGGCCAAGGCCTTTGACCGGATCGCCAATGGCACGCTCAAGCGCCTGATCATCAACATGCCGCCCCGGCACACGAAGTCTGAGTTCGCGTCCTATCTCCTGCCTGCGTATCTGATGGGTAGGGACCCGCGCACCAAGGCCATTGAAGCAACGCACAACAGCGAGCTCGCCGTGCGCTTTGGCCGCAAGGTCCGTGATCTGATGGACCAGACGACCTACAAGGAGCTCTTCCCCGAGGTGAGCTTGAAGCAGGACTCGAAGGCTGCCGGCCGGTGGGACACGAACCGTGGTGGGGAATACTTTGCTGTCGGTGTCGGCGGCGCGATGACCGGTCGCGGTGCGGACGTTCTGATCATCGACGACCCGCATTCCGAGCAGGATGCTCTGTCGGACCTGGCTTTGGACAACGCGTGGGAGTGGTACCAGGGTGGTCCTCGTACTCGTCTGCAGCCGGGCGGAGCCATCGTGGTGGTGATGACCCGGTGGGGCACCAAGGACATGACGGCCCGCTTGATCAAGGCCCAGTCCTCGCACAACGCTGACAAGTGGGAGGTCATCGAGCTGCCTGCCATCATGCCTTCGGGTAAACCCCTATGGCCAGAGTTCTGGAAGCTTGAAGAGCTCTTGGCGGTCAAGGCTTCTCTGTCGGTGCAGAAATGGAACGCGATGTACCAGCAGCAGCCCACGAACGACGAGGGCGCGATCCTGAAAAGGGAGTGGTGGCGCGTGTGGCCACACACTGAACCGCCGCTGGTGAACTACATCATCCAGACCATGGACACAGCCTACTCGAAGAAGGAGACGGCGGACTTTTCTGTCATCACGACCTGGGGCGTTTTTTACCTCAATGAGGACTCGGGGGCCAACATCATCTTGCTGGACGTCAAGCGCGGGCGCTGGGATTTCCCTGAGCTCAAGCGTGTGGCCAAGGAGCAGTACGACCACTGGCAGCCGGACAACCTTTTGATTGAGGCCAAGGCAACGGGCACGCCGCTGCAGCAGGAGCTGCGCCGGATGAACATTCCGGTGACGATGTACTCGCCGGGCGGGCGCAAGGCGGGCACGGACAAAGTCTCACGGGCCAACTCTGTCGCCCCGATCCTGGAGTCTGGCATCGTGTGGGCACCGGACACGGACTGGGCCGAGGAGCTTGTTGAGGAATGCGCGGCCTTTCCCAATGGGGACAACGACGACATGGTGGACGTCACCACCATGGCGCTCATGCGCTTTCGGCAAGGCAACTTCATCAGCTTGCAGACCGATGACAACACGGACAGCGCCAGTCACAGAGACCTTGTCCCCGAGTACTATTGAGGAATAAAATCTCCCTCAACTATCTACTTGGCAGGGGCACCATGCAAGATCAATATCTTCCCAGCGGAACCGGCGATGATTCGCTGGATACCCCTGTCGATTTGAATGCTGCGCAACCCGTGCAGCATTTTGCTTTTGGGGGCATCGCGAATCCCGGACAACGGCCCATGCTGCGCGGTTCAGATCGCGAGTATCTGGAGGCGCGGCAGAAAGAGTTCGATGCCTTTGAGAAACAGCGCCTGGCCTACAACGATGCGCTGACCAAGTGGCAGAACGAGGTCTACAACCCGTACAAGACGCAGGTCGATGCGTACAACACTGCCGCGCAGAAGTACAACACGGAAGTCTACGATCCGTACAAGACGCAGGTCGATGCGTACAACGCAGCGCTGACCAAGTACAACGAAGAGGTCTACAACCCGTACGCGACGCAGTATGCGGCGTACGAGAAGGCGGTCAACGATTGGAACGCAGGCAGCCGTGAGAGCGATTACGCGGGCCCTGCAGCACCGACCTTGGCGCGCAACTTCGAGATGACGATGCCGACGCAGCCGCAGGCGTTTGGCATGACTGCGCCCACGGCACCGAAGGACTTCGACATGAAGGCTCCTGTTCTGCCGTTCAAGGAAGAGGAGATCATTAAGTACCAGCAGGAAGCAGCGGGCCGTGCTCAGAAAGACGCGGGCCAGCGCGCGTTGGCGCTCGAAGTGGTAAGCAATCCTGATCAGTTCAACTTTGGCTCGTTGTCCGTGGCCAATCGATTTATGGCCAAGGGAGGTCCTGTGGAAAAATCAGCTCGTGAGATGTTGGCTGAGGTAGAAGAGCCTCAGGAGAATGCGGCGCTCATGCGCATGCTGTCAGAGGTGGAATCCGGCAGCAAGATGGATCGCGAGGCGATCTTGGCGGCCGTAGAAAAAGTCGCGGCTGCAGGCCGTGGCGGCGACGAGCTCCTGGCCTACCTGTCGCCCGAGTCGATGACTGCGCTCAAGCGCATGGGCGGCGCGGGAACCATCAACCCTGCCACCGGTTTGCCGGAGTTCAAGGGCGGCGTGATCGGTCGGATCAGCCGTGGCATTCGCGGCATCTTTGGCCGCAGCTCGCGCCCGCAAGCGGCTGTGCAGCAAGACGGTGGCGCAGCAGCTCCTGTCCAAGCCGCGCCGGCCGCGCCCCAGCAGGTGGAGCAGGCCAAGGCACCGCCCACGGCCGCCGAGCTCTTGAAGTCGGTGGACACGGCAACCGCCACACGTGAGACTGAGGAACAGCGCCTGGCCCGTGAGCGTGCAGCGTTGGCCGCGCAACAGGGCGCAGTGTCCGCCAACCAGCAGGTGGCGGGGAACACTGCCCGACCCAACGTGCAACTGCCGATGTCGGAAGCGGCCAACCGCACCACCGCTCCTGTGCAGATGGGCGGCTCGGCTCCGGTCAGCAATCTGCCTGCAGGCGTGTACCCGGACAACTTTGTCGGACCGCTGCCGCCTGGGGCCAAGCGCCAGAGCGAGGTGGCCCGTGATCCGCAGGTCGCGGCCGCGCTCAGTCTGATGTACCGCAGCCACACGGGCGGCGCGCCCACGGCGGAGTTTGACCGCATGGGCGGCTACGATGCCGTTTCTCGCCTGGCGGCGTCGGCTGGCCACAGCGCTACGCCCCAGTGGATCGCGGGCTACGAGCAGTCGATGGGCATGCCTGAGAGCGAGTACACCAAGCGCAACAAGCAGTTCCTGACCACCGCCGGCGGCATGCTGTCGAGCTTGCCCAAGTCCACGATCAACCTGGGCGGCCCGGCGGCGTCAACACCCGTCGCGCCGATGCCGATCAGCGGCGGCCGGATCAACGTATCGCAGCCCACGGCTCCCACTCCGGGCGCGGGGCTCATTCAACGCCCGACAACGCCCGGCTTCATGCCGATGGACCCGGAGTTCCTGCGCAACATCGGTCGCTACGACCCTGTCACGCAGCGCCAGATGATCGAAGAGCGCGAGCGCGACATGGGCCTTCGGCCGCGACCCCCGGTCGATCCCAACCTGCCCGACGTCAGCGACACCTTCCGGGATGTTGGTCGGGTCTACCTCGACAACCCAACGCCGGACTACACCCAACGCGGCGTGGGCTCGGTGGGCAACATCGGCGGCATCACCATCCGTGGCCCGGCGACCCCCGGCGCAATGCCCGACTTTGGCAGCCCACGGACCCCGGGCCAGCAAGCGAGCAGCCCGAGCAACTTCTTCGGCTTGAATCAACCTGCCGCGCCGGGCATGAACCCTGGCACGGTAAGCACGCCGTACAACCCCTTGGCCATGTACCAAGGACCATCGCCCGTGCAGGCCATTGCCAACAATCCCAACCTCTCGCCGCAGATGCTGGGTGGCCAGCAGAACGCTGGGATGATGACCGACCGCTTGGGCAACCGCATCTACGCTCCTGGCACGCCTCCCTTTGGTTTTGCCAAGGGCGGCGAGGCGGACATTGCCGCTATGCGTGCTTTGGTGGATGCGAGCAACATGGCCGAGTCTGAGGACCAAGAAGAGGTTATCAACACCGATCCTGTGGGCAGTGCCAAGGGCATGCTCAGTGAGTTGATGGCGCAGGAGAAACCCCGCGCTAAGGCCACTGGGAAGGTGGGCCGAATGCCGGCCACTGGTGGCGGCGCGGAGACGCCCAAGGAGATGGCGCTGCAGTACGAGGCGCTGATGTCGCAGAAGGACATCAAGCCCAAGGCGACCAAGTCTGCACAAGCCGAGCTGCGCGCGCTGGCCAGGAGCTACCAGCTCAAGAAGGCGGCGGCGGAGAACGCGGCCCGTGGGCTGATGAGCAACACCCTGGGTGCACCCACGTTGGAAAAGCC